ATGCGCAGCAATCCGGGCGAGACGGTTTTTACGCCATTCATGGGGGTTGGCAGTGAAGTGTATTCTGCCGTTGCGATGGGCCGCAAAGGGATAGGGGCAGAATTGAAGCCGTCCTATTTCAAACAAGCTGTTAGAAATCTCGAAACGGCGCAGAAGGTATGCGATAAAAAAACGGATCAACTTGATTTGCTATCGCAACTTGATGCCGCTTAATGCAAACACGCCTCCAGTCATTCATTGAGTCAGTGATCAATGTTGCGATCGGATATGGAGTTGCGTTGATTAGCCAAATACTGGTATTTCCTTTTTTTGGAATTCATATCACTATGGAAACCAATCTGCTAATCGGCGCAATCTTCACAGTGATCAGCATCGTAAGAAGTTACGTCGTTAGGCGCGCTTTCAATCGCTTTACTTTCGTTGGTAACTATGGTTACAATAGTCGAATGGAACATTTTGACTCCTCCGTGATAGATAGCATTGGCGGCAATGCCAAGGTTGCAGAGTTGTGTAACATCTCCTCGCAGGCTGTTTCTAAGTGGCGCCGGGAAGGCATTCCGCAGGCGCGCAGGCAGTTTCTCGAGCTGGCATTCCCGGAAGCGTTTGCAGTGCGCGAAGGGCATAAAGCCGACTGACATGCCTCGTCCACCGTCTTCCTCCAACCAGTGGCCTGCGCCCCTCCCTCGCAGCCGCTGGACTTCGCAACCCGCCCAGGCTTCACGGCTTGGGCGGGTATTTTTTGGCTGAGTCATGTACAAGAAAACCGAACGAGTGACCCGCCAGGACGAAGAAAACGACAACGGGGCGATGCGCGGAGATTCGCCGCGATGAAAGAACACAACATCATTTCTGTGTCAGGCGGAAAGGACAGTACAGCGCTGTTGTTGCTGGCCATCGAGCGCCAGCCGGACAACATGCAGGCCGTCTTCGCCGATACCGGAAACGAACACGAAATCACCTATGAATACGTTCAATACATAAACGACAAGGTATTTCCGATCCGAATGATAAAAGCTGACTTTTCAGCCGATATCGCCCGTAAGCGTGAATATGTTTTGACCAAGTGGGCAGGAAAAGGAAGGTCGCAGGAAGCAATCGAGCGTGCCGCCGCTGCACTAGTACCGACTGGAAACCCATTTCTAGATCGTGCTGTTTTATCAGGCAGGTTCCCATCATCACAACTAGCGTTCTGCTCAACTTCTCTTAAGCGCGACCCAATCATCGCGCAGGTTCAAACGCCATTGCTTGAGGCTGGCGACGATGTGATTTCATGGATTGGCGTAAGGCGCGATGAGTCTAGAAATCGCCGCCACTTGAGCGAAAACGAACTCAAGGTTACCCATGAGAACGGCGCGGAACTGTGGAACTACCGTCCTATTCTGGATTGGACGGCAGAAGACTGTTTCGCCATGCACAAGAAACACGGCATCAAACACAACCCACTGTACGAAATGGGCATGAGCCGTGTTGGTTGTATGCCGTGTATCAACTGTCGCAAGGATGAATTGCTGGAGATCAGCAAGCGGTTTCCTGAAGCAATTGACCGAATAGCAGGATGGGAAAAAGCGGTCGCTGCGGCAAGCCCAAGAAACGGTGCGACGTTTTTTAGTGCTGCTGGACTTAGCAATGCCGACGCATCAAAGCAAACCATTGAAACCGTCGTCGAGTGGGCAAAAACCAGTCGCGGCGGAAAGCAATACGACTTCCTGCGTATGCAAGACGATGGCCCGATTTGCACCTCTGTATATGGGCTCTGCGAATGAATTCCATATTCTCCCCAACTTTCCTTCACAACTACCGTCAGCAGACAGACGACATGGCGAAAAGCCCGCTTGGAGGCGGGATGCGGTTCCTCTGCCCAGAGTGCAGAAGTTCGCAGCCACTCAAGGGCAGGCGCTCGCGTGGATTCAAGAATGGGTTTCGCTGTGCGATCTGCGATGAGGCGCGGAATGGTTGTGGAGATTCGCCTAAATGAGCCTCCTGTCCATCACCATCCACCAGGTTCGAACGCGCCAGCGTGGTCTTGTTCTGTAGGTAGCGGCCGCATGACTGACTTCTATACGCTATCTATGAACCATAAAAACCAGTTGTGGAAAGCGGCAAATCGTCAGATCGCGCACCTGGCCAACATCAAGAATACGGAAGTACGGAGGATTCAGATCGTGATTATTTGCAATTCGCTGAAACTGGCAATGCGCGGGGGCATGGCGTGAACTACTACTCTCACCACATTGGTGACTACCTGACAGCCACCGCGCACCTGACGCTGTTGGAGCATGGAGCTTACCGGCGCTTGATCGACGTCTACATGGGAACAGAGAAGCCATTACCGCTGGACAGGAAGGCCATCTATCGTTTGGTTATGGCACGTCACAAGGAAGAGATAGCGGCTGTCGATTCCGTCCTCAATGAGTTCTTCACAGAGGCGCCAGACGGATACCATCAGTCGCGTTGTGACTACGAAATCTGTTTGTGCGGAAAGAACCGGGACAACGGAAAAAAAGGCGGACGCCCTTCCAAAAACACAAACCCAGACGAAACCCAGACGAAACCCAGAAATAACCCAGAAATAACCCAGACGAAACCCAGAAATAACCCAGACGAAACCCAGACGAAACCCAACCCAAAAGCCCCCATTACCCATTACCCAATACCCAATAAAAAGAAAACCCCCATAGCCCCCTTGCCGGGGGCTTGCGATCCAAAAACGTTGCTCACAGAACTCGGCGTTCCTGACGCTATCGCTGCCGACTGGCTGGCGATGCGGAAGTCGAAACGGGCATTGCCGACCGATACGGCGATCAAGGGCATCGCCAGGGAGGCGGAAAAGGCAGGGTGGCCCCTTGCTGACGCCTTGGCTGTCGCGTGCCAGCGGGGATGGACCGGGTTCAAGGCCGACTGGACCAAGGGCGATAAACCGCCGAGCGGCACCGGCAGCACGTTGCTTTCTGCCGACGACAAGTCCTACCGTGACCCGATGATTTACGGTTTCGACGTGGCGAACGGCGACCCATTGCCCGATGGCTGGACGCTACCGCCGACTGGTGAGACGCGCTTCATGCCGGGATTTGGATGGGTGGCTTCGCCGCCCAAGCGAACTGACAGGACAATGGATTCGCCAGCGGCAAACGTGGCGCAGCTTCGTCTGGCGGCTGCTGAACAGCCTGCCGCAGCAGGAGGCTCCGCATGAAGCCGGCGACCGCCGAATGGCTTGAGCGGATGCGCTACAAGGGGCGCAAGCCGGCGATGGTGATCATCGAGGTCGACCGCAACAGCCCTAGCGAGTGGTTCGCCTGGCGCGAAACCTGGGGCGTACCAGTGTTGTCTCTGGCGTCTTTTGCGAACGTCGATCGGCTCGATCTGCGTGTCCTTGTCGGTCTGTCGGTGACGATCATCGCCGACAGCTACAGCGATTGGCTATGGCGGCTATGGGGCAAGGTCAAGGATTCGGCGCCTGCTTATGCCGCCATGGTAGTACGCGAGTGGGCATCTGACGGCGGGGATTTTGGTTGGCACTGGTCCGCCGCAGCCGGCGACAGGTCGCTGCTGGAGGCAAGCGCATGAGCAACATCCTACTCCCAGACGACATCGACTTCTCAGCGTACATGCAGGCAACTGATGCCAGCCATAAGGTCGTCTCTGGCGCGGCATTTGCTGATGATGTTGTGGCGCTGATTGATCGTCCAGATCGCATTTGCGGGCTGCGCTTGCCGTGGCCATCGACGCATCGCGGGTTCCGCTTCCGCGAGGCCGAGGTGACGGTATGGACGGGATACAACGGGCACGGCAAGAGCTACGCTCTAGGCATGGTCTGCGCCGGGTTGGTCGCGCAGCGGGCAAAGGTATGTATCGCCAGCTTCGAGATGCCGGCACGGCGCACACTGTACCGGATGCTGCGCCAGGTGTCCGGACGCGACGCGCTCAATGCGGAGTTCGCCAGGGGTTATCTCGCCACGGTCAAGGACCATCTTTGGTTATACGACCATGTAGGCCAGACGACGCCAGACAAATTGCTGGCAGTCATCCGCTGGTCGCACGACAAGAAGGGCATCCAGCATTTCGTCATTGACTCGTTCCTGACCTGCGGCCTTCCGGAAGACGGCAATGGGGCGCTGACGGCGCAAAAGGAATTTATCGGAGCGCTCTGCACCATCGCCCGCGATACCGGCGTCCACATCCACATCGTAGCCCACGCAAAAAAAGGATCGACCGACGACGACGAAATGCGCGCTCCTGGGAAATTCAATGTGCGTGGATCATCTGCCATCACCGACCAGGCAGATAACGTTATCGCCGTCTGGCGCAACGTCCGCAAAGAGCGTGCGCTTGATATAAATTGTACGCTCGGCGGGCGTGAGGTCAGCAACGCCGAGCGTGCGGCGATGGCGCTCCAGGGTGATGCCATGCTGTCTGTCGCCAAGCAGCGAAATGGCGAGTGGGAAGGAAAAATACCACTGTGGCTGGATCGTGAGTCATGGCAGTTCGTTGATAACGATTCCGGCGTTCTTGTTGACCTGCTTGAGTTTTTGGAGTTCTGAGGCATGCCATCCGACCTCCTTGCCAGCATGGACGAAGCCCTCGAAGAGCGCAAGGCGATCATGATGGAATCGAACGTACCCGACGCTATCGGCATGGCCGAGGATGACCGCCACCGCAGCGAGGTCAAGTCGGTGATTAGGCGTTTCTTCCCGGATGGTCAGAGGGCATCGGAATACTTCGCGCTGGTCGAGAAGAAACGCGGCAAGGGACCGGCTGACAAGCTGCGAGCCGATTGCCGGGTTGCGTGGAAGCAGCATCAAACCGATTTGA